ATAGAAATCAATATGGACATCACCAACCCAGCCCAGAGGCTTTAAAATATAAAGAACAAAAAGAACGAATTTATAATATGGTAATGGAAAACATGCAATCAGACTTTTGGTACAAAGTTTGGCGAAAATTGCACATTTTTAATTATTACTAAATAACTATAAAGGAAATATATGCAAGATAACCAACAATTAGAAGCTAAAGAAACTAAAGTATTGGCAGGCACACAACTGCAAACCATGCTGCACGAAGTAAAGCGTAGTTTAAAGCCGCACTCTAAAAACGAACTAATTAGAATTGTTTCAGCATTATTGCTTGAAAATTTTAACCTTAAACAAGAACTGACGCAATTACAAGCGCCCCAGTCGGAAAGTAAAGAAAATGGAAAATAAACTAATTTCGTCAATATTGTTATTTGTACTTTGTGTTGGCCTAGGTTTTAGTTTGCTAGACGAGCCGGTGCAGGCAACAATAGACCCAAGCGCAATTATGTTAACGCCCCAAAATCACGTGTTGATTAAAGGTGAAATTAGCATGGGTACAATGCTTGAAGCTCAAGTTGAAATGATGGAACTTATTGAAAAACGTGGCAATCACCCCTACCCTTTGTATGTTGTACTTGATACTCCCGGCGGAGATGTAATTGCTGGCATGCGGTTTTACGAACTAATTAAACCCTATAAAAACATTCACACCATTACTCTTAACGCTTTTAGCATGGGCGCCATATTTGTTGAATTTATTGAAGGCAGCAGACTTGTTACAGAAACTTCAACTATTATGTTTCACAGAATGGCCCTAGCTATGCCCAACACTTCTATTGGTCAGCAAATTTCTAGGCTTAACTATTACGCACAAATGGAGCAAGAAATTTACATAAAGCTGGCTGACCGAATTGGCATTGATGTAAACGAATTATATGCAAAATTAGATGCTGAGTGGTATTTAAGTGCACGTGAGGCTTTAAAATCTAATGTGGCAGATAAAGTTGTAAGTGTTAGGTGCAGTAAAGAATTGTTGAAAAAATTTGTAGTTAGAGAACTGCCAGTATTGCCTGGATTTCCTCCTATTGAGATTAAAGTGTCAGCTTGTCCCTTAATGATTTAACCGCCACTATTGGCAAAAAGGATTACATATGAAACTTAAAACAGTATCTACTTATCAAACAGTTAGGTTTAATAAGCACGATGAACGGCATTTTGATTCGGCCATACCTAGGTTTGCTGGTATTGAAATGGAATTTGATGAAAAAAACGGATTTGTTAAACTGGAATTGCCAGACAAAGACATTATTTACGTTTTTCCAACAAACATTGCCTATATTGTGCCATTGCCAACTGAATCTGTTAAAAAAACTAAATAATTTTTGGCCAGGTTAATGTGTCAAAAAACACGGCAGTTGTAAAAGAATTAAAAAAACGCGTTGCTGAAGCTTCGAAGCAGCAAGGTGTTATTAATCTTGATAAAATTGCTTTTGACCAACAATTGCAATTTATCAGAGACCCGGCCCGGTTTAAGACTGCAGTGTGTTCACGCCGGTCTGGCAAATCTATTGCTTGTGCGTTAGACCTACTTGAAACCGTTTCTACGCAGATTGGCGATGTTGCTTACATTACTCTAAATCGTCGTTCTGCTAAAAAAATTATCTGGAGAGAGTTGCTAAAGTACAATAAAGAGTTTAACCTTGGTGGAAAGCCCGACAACACTGAATTAACGCTCAGCATGCCAAACGGCAGCGTCATACACATATCTGGAGCCAAAGATGAGTCCGAAGCTGAAAAATTTCGAGGACTGTCATTGCGCAAAGTATATATTGACGAAGCACAGTCTTTTAGGCCCTACATAAAAGAATTAATTGAAGACATTATTGAACCATCACTAACTGATTATTATGGTAAGTTAATACTAATAGGCACTCCTGGACCAATTCCTGCTGGGGTTTTTTACGAGTTAACACATAATCCTAATTGGTCACATCACCATTGGACTATGATTGACAATCCACACATTGCATTAAAAAGCGGTCAACAACCTCTCGACATAATAAAAGAACTAGCAGACAGACGAGGCCTAAGCCTTAACAGCCCTAGCATTTTGCGAGAATATTTTGGTCAATGGGTTAAAGACGTTGACTCACTTGTTTATACTTTTGACACTAACCTTAACGTAACTACGGCTTTGCCTGAAGACAGCCTCCGATATGTGTTTGGCGTAGATATTGGTTGGAAAGACAGCGATGCCATTGCAGTGTTGGGCTATAGTGACAAAGAGCGCAAAGTTTACCTAGTAGAAGAATATGTTAGGGCAAAAAGCGACATAACTAGTCTGGCTGAAAAAATTAAAGACCTACAGCAAAAGTATGACCCAATAAAAATTGTAATTGACGCTGGTGCCCTAGGTAAAAAAATTCAAGAAGAAATACGCATGCGCCACAGCATTACTTCGTTTGCAGCCGAAAAGCACCGAAAATCAGAATTTATAGCCTTGCTTAATGACGACTTACGAACTGGCAAGTTTAAGGCACTGCCAAACAGCCGCTTCGAAGAAGACACTTATTTATTGCAATGGGACTACACAGTGCCCGAACATCCCAAAATAAGCAGTGGCTACCACACAGACATTGGAGATGCAGTGCTTTATGCTTGGCGTGAATGTAGACATTTTTATGAAAAGTCCATAGAACCACCAAAACCAACTCCCGACCAATATATGAAGCAACTAGAAGAACGTGAGGCCGAGGCCATGGAAGCCTCAAAAAGGCAAAACGAAGTGTTTACAGACGTAAAAGATTGGAATGACTTAGGAATAGTTGACGACGACTATTTTAGTGACTTTTAATAAAACCCTTGCAATAATTATGCCAACAGTGTAAATTCTAATAAATGACCATTAAGGAGACGAGCAATGTTTAAGAATCCAGAAGACTTACTGCAGTTTTTACTGCGATGCCGAAATGCCAAAATAAAGGCAATTAAGGTCGGCGACATAGAAGTTAGCTTTTCTGAACTTGCCTTTGTTGACGCAGTGGTTGCTGAAGAAATTGGCACTGAACAGCGCAACACGTCAAAAACCCTAGTTGACACTTTACCTGCCGAAACAACGGCAAGTGAAGACGATGAGTTGTTATTTTGGAGCACAAAAGCTTAAAGGTGATAAATGGACTATAAATGGTATGAAAAAAGCGGCACAGAGCTTGCCGACTCTTTAACTGCCTACGTAAAATCATTACGTACTGACCAACAATATCGCCAAGACGAAAACTTTCGTTATTTACGCCTATATGGCAACATGGAAGCATTTTCTGTACGAAACTACGGCTTTTACCGCGCTGAAACCTCCAGTGCTGTTCAAAACCGAGTTACCCTAAACATAATTCAAAGCATGGTTGACACCGTTGTTAGCAAAATCAGCAAAAACAGACCACGTCCATCTTTTTTGACTGATGGCGGCGATTGGATGCTGCAACGTAAAGCTAAAAAATTGTCTCAATTTATTGATGGTCAATTCTATGCCACAGACTTTTATGCAAAACGCGCTTTAGCAATTCAAGACTCGTGCATATTTGGTACAGGTGCCCTAAAAGTATTTAGAGACGGTAAAGATATTAAACTTGAGCGTTGTTTTATTGATGAATTAACTGTTGACGAAAACGAAACAATTTACGGCGAAACCCGTACATTGTCTCAAACTAAAATGATACATCGTGACACTCTTAAAGTAATGTTTCCAGAACACGCTGAACAAATTGACGTAGTAACTTCTGGTGAAATTTCTAACTGGGCTACTAACTCAAAATCTAGAACTTCTGAAATGGTGGAAGTAACTGAGTCATGGAAATTGCCAACAAAACCTGATTCTGATGACGGTAAACACGCCATAGTTATTGACAAACTAACACTTGTTGATGAGCCCTACACTAAAATGTATTTTCCGTTTCTTTTCTGGCGTTGGAACGTAAGGCCTGTTGGTTTTTGGGGTCAGGGCGTTGCTGAACAATTAACCGGCATTCAACTAGAGATTAACAAAATTTTACGCACTATTCAAGTGTCTATGCACTTAGTTTCTGTGCCAAAAATATTTGTAGAAGCCAGTTCTAAAATTGTACAAAGTCATTTAAACAATAAAATTGGTGGTATTATTACTTATGTTGGTCAGCCGCCCGTTGAAGGTAAACTTGGCACAATTCCATCAGAACTATTTAGTCATTTAGACAGACTGTATGCCCGTGCATTTGAAGTTGTGGGTATTTCGCAATTATCTGCAATGGCTGCCAAACCACAAGGCCTAAACAGCGGTAAAGCTTTAAGAGAATTTAATGATATTGAATCTGAACGATTTATGTCTGTTGCACAACGAGACGAAGCCACAGTCATAACTGCTGCTAAAATGTTTGTAGATTTAGCAAAAGAAATTAATGACGAATTTGGTGATTACGTCGTTAAAACAAAAGGTGCTAGAAGCCTTGAGCGTTTAAATTGGAAAGACGTTAACCTAGACGAAGACCAATATATTATGCAGGTGTTTCCAGTGTCTTCGTTGTCTAAATCGCCGGCTGGACGCCTGCAAGACATTCAAGAACTTATGGCTGCAGGTCTTATTGGCAAAGAAGACGGCATGAAACTGCTTGATTTTCCTGACCTTAAAGAATTTTACAACTTTAACAACGCAGGCGTTGAAGACATTGAACGCACCATTGAGCAGTTTGTTGATACTCAAGAATACTCTACGCCAGAACCATACCAAAATTTACAGCTTGGCGTTGTAAAAATGCAACAAGCCTACTTAATGTATAAAGGGGCCGGTGCTCCTGATGAGGTGCTGGAGCTTTTTAGACGTTGGATTGAAGACGCACAATCATTAATGCAACAAGCACAACAACAGCTTATTGCTGAACAACAAGCCATGGCCGCCTCTGCAGAACCGTTGCCGCCAGCACCAACACCAGAAGAAGTTATTGCTGACCAACAACTTGCTTTAGACCAAAACTTAGACGTTAATGCAGCCTTAGAGCCGGGCGTTGAAGTACCTTCGCTTCAATAGCCTATAGTTGTTTTAAATAGGCAAAAATAGCCTAAATAGGTAAAAAACAGCCAATTTACCTTAACTAGCCAAAAAATAATTAAAAATTTTATGCCTAAGGTCCAGGCTAAAGGACCGCGTACGCAATTATGCGTGTGCAATAAGAGGAAACTAATATGGACGAAACAAACTCACAAACAATTGAACCAGTTTATGGTGGTTCTACAATTGCAGACTCTGCACCTGTGGAAGCTGTTGAGGGCGAACAGCCCGTAGAAGGTGCTGAAGAATTAAAAGCTGAGGCAGAAGTACAACCAGAAGTTAAACAGCAAGAAGAAAAGTTTGCTGCTAAATTTGCAGCTTTAAGCCGTAAAGAAAAGGCCATCAGACAACGAGAAGTACAGTTACAACGTCAAATGCAACAACTTGAACAGCGTCTACAAGCTGCTGAAGCTCAAAGCAAAGAAATTGAAACCTACAAAAGCCTACCAGACCGTTTAAAACGAGAGCCTCTCAAAGTGCTTGAAGAGTCTGGGCTAAAGTTTGAGCAGTTAGCTGAAATGGTGCTAAATGATGGCAAACCTACCCAAGACATGCTGTTAAACGAATATGAGAAAAAAGTGATGCTTAAAGTTAAAGAACTTGAAGATAAACTTGCTCAAAAAGAACTCAAAGAAGCTGAAGAACGAGAAGCAGCGGCAATTGAAGGTTTTAAGGCACAACTTACTGATTTTGTTAATAAAACTGAAGACTATGAACTAATTAGGGCAAATGACGCTGTGGATGTTGTTTTTGAGGTTATTGAGGCTCACCACGCTGAAACAGGTGAAATTTTGTCTAATAAAGAAGCATCGGATATGGTCGAAGAATACCTACTAGAGGAAGCGAAAAAACTAGTAGACCGCGAAAAGGTTAAAAAACTTCTTCAACCCTCCGAAGCACCAAAAAAGCCAGTTGCTTCACAGACAGGCGCAAAAACCTTGTCAAATGCCCAAGCAGCACAGGCATCTCAAAAACCGGCTGGTCGAATTTTAAGCAACGAAGAGTCTAAGGCAGAAGCTGCAAAGCTGATTCGCTGGGACGATTAACCGCAACCAAACGTAAAACGTTGTTGAGCATGGTGCCTAACAACAATTTAATTATTTTTAAAAGGAAAATTTATGGCTTTGGACCTAACTTCATTTGCCGCTGCACTTAAGCAGCACTATACCAGCGACCGTATTGAAAACATGGTTTACGCTGACAACCCCCTACTCGCTATGTTGCCCAAATATGAGCAATTTGGTGGTAAAAACTTGCCGATTCCCATTATCCATGGAAACCCGCAAGGTCGTTCTGCAGTGTTTGCAACTGCTCAAGCTAACAAAACAAGTTCACAACTTAAAGACTTCGTTTTGACTAGAAACAGCGACTACTCGCTTGCTTCTATTGACAACCAAACTTTGGAAGCCTCTAAAGGCGACCGCAACGCTTTCATGGAAGCTGCAACTGTTGAAATCGATGGAGCAATTCAATCTGCTACTCGTTCTTTAGCAATTGCTCTTTATGGAACAGGTTCTGGTTCTATTGGTCAAGTTGCTAACTCTTCTTTTGCTACTCCAGTACTTCAGTTAACTCAGCCTGAAGCAGTTACTAACTTTGAAGTTGGAATGAAACTTCAAGCTTCTACTGCTGATGGTGGCGGTTCTGTTAAGTCTGGTACTTTGACAATTGTTGGAGTTGACCGTGACCTTGGAACTTTGACTATGTCTGGTAACTTGAGTGCTGGCATTGCTTCTATTGCTCAAAACGATTTCTTGTTCCAAGAAGGTGACTACGACAGCAAAATTAAAGGTTTAAGTGCATGGGTGCCAGCTTCTGCTCCATCTTCTGCTCCTTTTTTCTCTGTTAACCGTACTGCTGACGTAACTCGTTTGGGCGGTATCCGTTTTGATGGTTCTTCTATGCCAATCGAAGAAGCTCTTATTTCTGCAGCTTCTAGAGTTGCCCGTGAAAGTGGAAAACCCACTCACTGTTTTATGAACTACTTAGAGTATGCTGACCTTGAAAAGGCTTTAGGCTCTAAAGTTCAATACATTGACCTTAAGGTTTCTGCTGACATTGGATTCCGTGGAATCGTTGTTAACGGACCCCGTGGACCCATTAAAGTTATTGCTGACCAAAACTGTCCTGCTGGACGCGCTTTTATGCTTCAGTTAGACACTTGGAAACTTTACTCTTTAGGTAAAGCCCCCAAGATTTTGGACACTGATGGCATGAAAATGCTTCGCGAGTCTTCTGCTGATGCAGTTGAAGTGCGCGTAGGTTATTATGCCCAGCTTGGCTGTCGTGCTCCGGGATGGAACGCAAATATCAAGCTAAAATAAGCTAATAACTTTAAATAGTTAGTTTACAAAGCCTCAATATGCAAATATTGGGGCTTTTTTATTCCTTAAACCAATCAGGTCTAAGTATTCGTAATTGTTCTATAAAAATTTTTTTACGGTCATCTTTATTTCTAGTTTTTCTTGACCAATCAGATAATTTGTAACCTAAATACGTAGCTTGAGGAGGACGAGATTCACCATTTATTGCAGAATCCAAAAGAATTTCCTCAAGTATAAGGTTTTTAGT